GGCAACAACTCGATTGAGGTTTGGTACGACGCCGGCCTGCCAGACTTCCCGCTCGCGCGCATACAGGGCGCGTATCTGGAGATCGGTCTGGCGTCGCCCTACGCGGTTTGCAAGCAGGACAACACGCTGTTCTGGCTCAGCCAAGACGACCGTGGGCAGGGCATCATCTTCCGCGCTAACGGCTACTCGCCTCAGCGCGTTTCAACACATTCAATCGAATGGCAGATCCAGCAGTACCCGACGCTGTCAGACGCTATCTTCTACAGCTACCAGCAAGACGGTCATGCGTTCGTTGTCTGCATCTTCCCCTCCGGCAATGCTACGTGGGTTTATGACGTTGCTACCAACCTGTGGCACGAACGAGCGGCGTGGAATGAAACTGAATACGCGCGTCATCGCAGTAATTGCCAGTGCAACTTTAATGGCACAATTGTTGTAGGTGATTACGAAAACGGCAACATTTACGCTTTTGACCTCGACGTCTACAGCGACAACGGCGCGACGCAGCGCTGGCTGCGGTCATGGCGCGCTTTGCCGCCCAACAGCAACAATCTTAACCGCACCGCCCATCATGGCCTCCAGCTGGCATTTGAGTCGGGCGTAGGACTTAGCGGCTATGACTTCTATGACGCGCTTAATCTGCTTGCTACAGAAGATGACAACTTGTTAGTAACGGAAAACGGTGACGGCATATTTATCAGCCAGCAAACCGTGCAGGGAGCCAAGCCGCGCGTCAGCCTGCGCTGGTCGGACGATGGCGGCCATACCTGGAGCAACTATCACATCGGTTACCTTGGCCGCATAGGCCAGACCGGCGCTCGCGTGATATGGCGGCGTCTGGGCATGACGCTCAAGCTCCGCGACCGCGTCTATGAGGTGACAGGCACAGACCCGGTCAAAATTGCTATCATGGGGGCGGAGCTAGACGTTACGCCAACGGCCGCCTGATGCCGTACACCAACGTCACCCGGCTACCTGCCCAGCGCGTCCCTCTGGTCGATGAGAAGATGCCGGGGCTGGTCTCGCGTGACTGGTACAGGTTTTTTCAGAAACTGTTTGAACTGACCGGAGCTGGGTCGGACGCCACGACCGTAACGGACATCCAGCTTGGTCCTATTAACGACGCCAGCTCTGCCCTGCCCGAGATCACTTCTGAGTTGCAGGCGCTACAGCTTAGCCCTAAAATCACGCCGCACGGCAATCCTTTACGGTACGGTTCGTTCCTATGTACAACCGACCAGACCGCGGCCGTAGCTAATACTGCATACGACATACCGTTTGCTACTGTGCGGTTCTCGCTGGGCGTTTACCAGCCCGTAGCTAACACCAAAATTACCGTAGACCGTCCGGGGCTTTACCTGTTTGACCTGACCACGCACATGGGCAGGACCAGCGGCAACGGCAACGTGTTTGTATGGGTTGCCGTTAACGGAACTAACGTAGCTAACAGCGCCTCGCAGTCCGACGTCAACAGTTCCCACGCTAATACTAGTGTAACACGCTGTTTTATGCTAACTTTGAACGCAAACGATTATGTCGAAGTAAAATGGTCTACATCTAACACGGGCTTGTTTCTTGACGCTGTCGCAGCGGTATCTCCAGTACCTGCTATCCCTGCGGCTATTCTAAACGTCTCACGCATAGGTGATTTATGAGCGCCACACTGTCGCCCGTAGCAAAAATGCAGATTTTCAAAGCCGACGGCGAGCCGCTGGTTGGCGGCCTGCTGTACACCTACGACGCCGGCACGCTGACGCCCAAGACCAGCTACGTTGATTCCGGCGGCGTGCAGGCCAACACCAACCCGGTAGTCATGAATAGCCGGGGCGAATGCAACCTCTGGCTGGCCCCAGGCGGGGCGTACAAGCTCGCCCTGCATGATGAGCTTAACACGCTGATCTGGACCGTAGATAACGTCGTGGGCCTTGGCACGTTGGCCCAGCAGAACGCCAGCAACGTCAACATTACCGGCGGCACCATCGGCGCGGGCGTCACCCTTAACGCTACGGTCAACGTCGCAGCCGGCAACATCATCGGCGCTGTCGCCATCGCCAACGGCGGTACGGGCTCGACCACCGCCTCCGCCGCCCGCACAGCGCTGGGCGTAGCGGCCTCCGGGGCTAACACCGACATTACCTCGCTGGCCAGCACGACGACGGTCAACAGCGAGGTTCTTGGCTACCGCGGCGTGCCGGCTAACGCCAAGACAAGCGCGTACCAGATCACCGCTGACGATAACGGCAAGAGCATCGACATCACCACGGGCGGCGTAACTATCCCCGCTAACAGCGCCCTTGCCCTGCCTGTGGGATTTATCTTTACGATCTACAATAACAGCTCTGGCAACCAGACAATCGCCATCACAACGGACACCATGTATCTCGCCGGCACGGCCACGACCGGCTCGCGCACGCTGGCGCAGCGCGGCGTCTTTGGCGCGCGTAAGGTGGCCTCTACGACATGGGTCTGCTGGGGAGCGGGGGTCACCTGATGTCTGGCATTCTTGCCATGGTAACGATGTCAGGCGGCGTGGTCTCGCCGTCTACAATCGTGCTTAACAATGCGTCTGTGTACGCGATAGCCGTGTGGCCTAGCACCGCGGACGCAGGCGTCACCGTAGACAGCGACGGCTATTTTTACTTTATCGAAAACGGCGCGTCTACGCAGCTGTTCCAGTGGTGTACCCCTGCGGCTAACGCCAACCTGTTCGAGGCGTACGCGACGCTGATCGACGGCAGCGGCGGCCTGACGTCCGGTACGCTGGATACCTGGCTGACGCTAGGCACTGACCGGTCATGGACCGTTCAACGCTTGGGCGTAGGAACGGCTTATTCGTTTATTAACATAGGTATCCGCGCTATCGCGGGAGGCGAAATTCTCGCCTCAGCGACGTATGACCTGTACGCTATGGTGGAATCATAATGTCAGTCTCAGCTATTGTCCTCATACCTTCCAAGACCGCTGAAACGACGCAAACGACACAGTACACGTCGTCTAACGTGACCACCATAATTGACAAGATTACGGCTACTAACTATGGTGTTATTGCAACTACAGTCAGCGTCAACCTCATCAATCCAAGCGGATCTGCCGGGGCGGACAACCTGATTACGGTTAACAAGACGCTTCAGGCGGCGGAGACGTACACATTCCCCGAGATAGTGGGGCATGTGCTGGCTCCAGGTGGTTCTATCTCTACTATCGTCGGCGCGCCGCTGGCTGTCAGCCTGCGCGCCAGTGGGAGGCAGATCACATGAGCCATGATCTTGTCGGCTTTGTAACCGTCACCCCGGCTGAGATACCGCCGGAGGAGTTCCGGCAGAACATCATGGCGTTGCAGGACACCATGATGAGCATGACGGACGACCAGATTGAGCTGCCGCTCAAGCATCACTTCGCGCCCGGCGCGTACGCCCGCGAATGCTTCGTGCCGGCCGGCTCGACCGTCGTTGGCAAGATCCACCGCCACGCGCACATCAACATCATCAGCCGCGGGCATGGCGTCGTCGCCACTGAGTTTGGCCGGATGGAATATGACGCACGTCAGGGGCCGTACACGTTTACGTCCTCTCCTGGCACCAAGCGCGCCGTCCATGCGCTGTCGGACACCATCTGGACCACCTTCCACGTCACGGAAGCGACCACGCCAGAAGCAGCGGAAGTAGACGTCATCGTTCCCAGCTATGAAGCGTTGGAAGCAGAAAAGCCGCCGGTACAACTTGAGTTTGAGGGGTTTAACTAATGGCTTGGGCAGCAGTAGCTCTTGGGGCTAACGCAATAGGCGGACTTCTTGGCGCTAGTTCAGCTAAGAAAGCCGCCAAGGCGCAAACGCAGGCGTCGCGTGAAGCGATGCAGATGCAGGAGCGCATGTTCAACCAACAGATGGCCTTGCAGGAGCCGTTCCGGCAGGCCGGTCTGACAGGCCAGAACGAGTACATGCGCCTTCTGGGTCTGGGCGGCGATCCCATGTCGCAAGGCTATGGTAGCCTGCGGTCAGGGTTCATGCCTGAGAACTACATGGAGCAGATGGACCCCGGCTACAGCTTCAGGTTTCAGGAAGGTCTCAAGGCGCTACAGAAATCAGCCGCTGCGCGTGGTGGGTTCCTGTCCGGCAAGACGCTGAAAGACATCACCGGCTACGGCCAGGAGATGGCGTCGCAGGAATACCAGAACGCCTTCAACCGCTACCAGGCGGCACGCGCCGCTACGCTCGATCCGTTCGCCCGGCTTGCAGGTCTGGGCTCGTCGGCATCAGGCGCTATGGCGGACACAGCTGGTAACTACGGCGCGCGTCAGGCGGACCTCATGACTGGCATCGGTAACGCCCGCGCGTCTGGCTACATGGGCTCGGCTAACGCCCTGTCCAACGCGCTCAGCAGCGGGCTCAATACGGCGTATCAGTTTAATATGCTC